CAGCTCACCACCTTGCTGCGGCCGTCCACCTCGTTGCACATCGGCGCGCCGTGGTAGTAGGCGAGGTTGCGCTCGCGCTCGGCGGCCAGGTGCGAGCCGGTCCAGGCGGCGCTTTCGCTCACCTCGTGGTCGACCGCGCTGCGCAGCTCGTCGTCGGTCATTTTGGTCATACGATTCCCAGTGATTGATAGTTGAGGCTGCCGCCCCAGTCTTCGTTGCTCATGGCGTCGGCATTGATGGCCACGTAGCGCAGGTTGTCGGCGCCGTGGCTCCACTCGTCGTGCAGCGGTGCGCCGGCCTCGTTGGTCTGCTTGTTGATCGCGCGCCGGTACCGCTTCGCGCACTGGATGATCCGTGCGGCGTTGGTCTTGTCGAAGTAGATGCGCGGGAAGGCCATGCGGGTGAGCCGAATGCCGTCCTCGACGCTCATGCTCGGAGTGATGGCCACGGTCCAGCCCAGCGCCTGCATGATCTCCTCGGCGCTCTTGCCGGTCTTGAAGTCCTTGTTGCGGCCATCGTGCGGTAGGTACAGCGTGCCCCAGTTGTAGCCGCGCTTCTTCAGTTCAGCCGAGTACCAGTCCAGCGTCTTGTGGCTGTCCTCGATGTTCTCGATGATGCGCAGCTCGGACGCCTGTTTCTGCACCAGGCTGATCGACATGGCGTCGTTCCAGCCCAGGTCGACGACGACGTGCACCTTGAGCAGCGGGTCGTACGGCACGTTGCAGATGCGCCGGCCCTCAACAGCCTTGGTCACCTCGTCGTAGTAGATCGCGCCAGTGACGGCCGGCTTGCACTTGCCTTCCCAGATGTTCAGGTACTCGGCCTCGGGCAGCGTGGCCTTGGCGTGCAGCCGCTCCTTCTCCAGCACCTCGGGGAACCACGGGTTGTCCGTGTAGTTCATGTCGACGATGATCGCTCCCTCGGGCTGGTTCGTGATGAACCGGTCGTAGGTCTCGTCCGTGTCGAGTTCGGGGTTGAAGGTGATCCAGATTTCGGAGCCGGGCTTCCGGATGGTCGGGATCAGCACCGACCACGAGCGTTTGCTCACGGACTGCGCTTCCTCGACCCACACGATGTCGCAGCCCTCGAACGACTTGATCGAGTCGATGCTCTGCTCGGCCAGGCCGGCGAAGCTGAACTCCGTGCCGTTGGTGCCGCGAATCTCGGTTTCCAGCACCTGGTAGAAGCTGGTCAGGCCCAACGCCTCGATCTGGTCCTTCAGCAGCTTGTGCACCGACTGCTTGATGGACTTCTGTACCTCACGCGTGCACAGGATGCGCAGCTTGGTGGTCGAACCGAGGATCAGCAGCGCCTTTGCCGCGCTCCACGACTTGGCACTGCCGCGCCCACCCTTCGCCCCCTTGTACCGCGCCTTCTCCGTCAGCAGGAAGTGCAGCTTTTCGGGGAAGTCAACGTTCATCGCCAGGCTTCACGAAGTTGATCTGCCAATTCATGTTGACAGGGTTGCCATCCTGACCGCCGTGGTTCAGGTCCATGCGATCGCCGTATTTCTTCGGTGCCCACTTCGACAGCAGCTTCAAGCGCGTCTCCACGCGGAGCTTGCTGCGGGTGATCCACTCGCTGTTCGGGCGGTCGCCTTCCTTGCCGCACACGGTGTCGAACGCGGTCTCGTCGGCGATTTCCAGGCACTCCTCGGCGATGGCGTCGAAGCCAGCCTCGCGCGCACCCGCGATGCGTCTCGAAAAGGCCTCGTCGTCAGCCTTCCACCTGTAGACGGTTTGCCAAGAGGGCATTCGGTCATCACGGCAGATTTGGCGAAGCGGCTCCCCCTCGGACAAACGCTCGACGATCTCGTCCGCAATCTCTTGCGTAAACGAACTCGGCCGCCCTGGCGCCTTGGCCTCAGCCGGCGCCGCAGTCTTGCGGGTCTTCTTGGCTTTGGTGTCGTCGCTCATGGTTGTGGAATAAAAAAGCCCGGCACGTGGCCGGGCGAAGTGATCGCTGTCCAGGCGATCAAGGGAGACAGGTAGTGGTGAGACGCAACGCATGGGCGCCACTCGAGCGCGGTTGGTTGGTCGTGCGTTCACCACACGGAAACCTCGGCGGCGGCCTGGCTTTCGTGTGGTGCCCGGGATCGCCGGGCGGGTGATGCTGGGTTAGCTTACGGACTTGGCCGGGCCGCTTGCGAGACGCTGCTTCAGCTCGTAGCCCATCAGCGGCCAGATCTTCTGCACCGCGTTCTGGCGCGCGATCTTGCGGCCGATCTCGGCGTCGAAGTTCTCGGGCGAGGCGCAGGCCGATTCGCCGGTGACGGTGAAGCCGTTCTCCAGGACGACCACGCAGATGGTCAGGAGGGACAGCGATTCATGCGCCAATGCCTTGGCGCCGCCGTTCACAGCGGCGTAAGACTCGGCCGGATTGATGAAATACTCGGCCAGGATGTTGGTTTCGATGTCGGCCGGGGTAACGCGAGCGGCGATCTTGCCCTTGGCCTGGATTTCCTGCTCGATTGCTTGGTCGCTCATGGCGTTCCTTGATGTGCCGCTCTCGCTGCCGGGGCGGCTTCCGGTGATCAGAAATGCAAAAAGCCCGCGACCTTTCGGGGCGGGCTTCGTGTGCTCCAGGGCTATCTGCCGAGTGAGCAAGGCGATGTCTGATGCGCAGGCGCAATCTTGACATCTAACATCAATATCCTAATTGAAATATCTCCGCGTGGCAACGTTTCTCAGCATTTTCAGCGTTAAAATTGCCTCAGCAGCCAACAGGGCGTCTTCGTAGGAGGCGTCAGGGAATCGCCATTGCATTGTGATCCCATGTGCCTTGCGAATTGCCCAGCGCTGATGCATGGGGAGATCATTGACCATGACATCGACAGCCTCGCCGCAGGCCATAAATTCTTTGACATCTTGTGGATTTGCTTCGCCGGTTGGGTGCGGCTTGTCATCCAGGTGCATCCAGCGCGCCCACGTATTCATCACGGACCCGTACGGGGTGTCTGCCTTAGGTGCTTCGGTCATGCTTCCTCCTTCGAATTTCCAAACAGTGCTGCCACCAGCGGATCGCGGCGCGGCGCTTTCTCTGCCTCGGGCTTCACACCTGGCAGCGCCCACACCAGCGAGGGCCGTCTGCAGTCTTACGCCGGTCCGGGAAGCTTTTGACCTGGCCGGCCTGCTCCATACCCACCAGCGCGCGGTAGGCGATCTGGCGTTCGACGCCCAGCTGCACGGCCAGGGGCAGGGTTGCGCGCGGCTTATCCTTCAGCGCGTCCAGCAGGTTGGCGCGCAGGGCGGCGGCCACTTCGGGGGCGGTGTGCTTCGTCATGGCTGCACCCTCGTTTCGGCCAGCATCTGCTCGACGATCTCGCCGCTTTCCCAGCGGACCATCGCGTTTGCATCCTGCTCGCTCATGCTGAACGGGCCTATAGCCACGGCGGCCATGTTTCGCTTGCTGACCAGGCCTGCGCGGGTCAACTTGCGCAAGGAGACGCTGCTCCAGCGCGTGCGGATGGGCGGCAGGAAGCTAGGCGAGCAGCGGAAGGGCATTTCTGGCACGACTGGTGGAGGACCACGGAACCACTTGCTGCCGCGCTCCCACTTCAGATACTCCACCTTTTCCTCAAGATACTCGCCTAGTTTCTTCTGGTATTCGCGCTCACGCTCCTCGGCAGCCTTTTGGGCTGCATCCTTGATCCTCTCTTGCGCAGCCACGTGCTCCGCATCCTCGGCCTGGGCAACTTCCATTAGGCGCGGCCATGCCGCATCGAGGTGCTCCAGACCCCGCGTGTACGCGGCCAGCGCGCGCTTGTTGTCGACTTCGATGATGATGTGGTACTGCGGGATCATGCTGCCTCCTTCTTCAGTTTTTTGAGCTTGTCGGCGTACTCGGCCTTCATGGCCTTGAGATCGTCGATGGTGTAGTGGCGCGGCGCCTGGTCGGCTTCCAGGGCCTCGACCGCGGTCAGGCCGATGCGCTCGATCATCCCGGCGCGGAACTGCGCGCGCGTGGTGCCGCCCGGCCGGTTATGGCCCTTGAGCTGCTTGTGCACGTTGTTCTCGATGAAGCGCAGGTGGCCGGCGCTGCCGCGTGATAGGTAGTGGCCGGCATCCCACTGGCCGCCGGTGAGCGTGTCCTTCTCGTCGAAGTATTTCCCGCAGCAGATGCAAGGCTGGTCGCGGTCGCGCTCGCGGATGTACGCGTTGAACACCTTCTGCACCGCGGCGATCCAGTCGTTCTTGTCCATCCGGTCAATCTTGGCCTGCTTGACTTCCTTGGCGATCCGACGACGTCGCTCGGCGACGATGTGCGCTGCGGCGCACTCCGGGCCGCAGGCCTTCGCCCAGGTCGAGCGCGGGACGAACTTCTCGCGGCAGATGGCGCATTTCTTGACGCGCGCGGGCTTCAGGGTGCCGGTGCGGGCGATGGGGGTGCGGGCAAGCGTCATGCTGCCTCCTTCGTGTGCTTCGCCAAAAACGCCTTCCTCTCGCCGATCTGCCCGGCCGGCGCCGGCTTGAACAGCACGGTGGGCGGGTTGTCGGCGCGGACGTAGACCTCGTAGCCGGTGCAGAAGCCGAGGCCGTGGGCGGCCTGCTGCTCGTGGCCCTTGGTCGTGAAGCGGGCGCACATGGCGCAGGGTTCTTTCGGGTGGTTCAATTGAAGCCTCCTTTCGATGCCAGGCGGACTGGCGCCGGCGCGCGGCGGGACCAGCGGTAGGGCAGGGTCTCGAACCTGGTCTGCGCGCCGACGTAGCGCATGCCGACGACGCCGGGGTGCCCCTGACGCTGCTTGGCGCCGATCCACTCGCAGATGCCCTTGTCTTCGGTCTCCGGGTTCCAGAGCTCGTCGCGGTACAGGAAGATGATGTTGGCGGCGTCCTGCTCGATGTAGCCGGACACGCCCAGGTCGGACATGATCGGTCGCTTGTCGGCGCGCTTCTCGCATTCCCGGTTCAGCTGGGCCAGCAGGATCACGGCGGCGTCGAGTTCTTTGCCCAGGGCGATCAGGCCGCGCGTGTACTCGCCCATCGCCTCGTGCAGCTTGTCCGACTTGGCGCCGGTGATGAACGAGAGCTGGT